CGCAGATCACCGGCCAATCTGCGCACAAAAAAAGCGGGGCGGACCAGCTTGGTGGCCCGCCCCTGCGGATTATTTCCTCCGCCCGCCTTTCTTACGCTTTCTTCCTTTGCACGCCACGATCATCACCTCCTTTCCATTTGCCGAGCGGACATTGCTCGTCTGCAAGTGCAGCCTTGGCGACTATTGCACAGCCACATTCACCGCAGACCTTCACGCCGCCATGCGACGACTGCGATGCCGCGACAAGCTCTTCCCGCCGGCCGCTTGCAACCCACCGCACATAGTTTGCCATGGACATCACCAACAGGGAATCGCATGCCAAGCATATTTGCAGGCGGCTTACCCGCATTGGCCCCGGCTTGGTGCGACTTGCCAAATGGCCAGCCACGATTCTCGCAAGTTTCCCGCAACACCCCATCAGACTCTCACTGTTACTGTAGGCAGCCAAGGCACAGGGCAATAGTCAGGCGCCGGGCAACCACCGCCAGGCAATGGAACGGAGTCTGCGACGTATGCGGTATTTGGCACGATGTACCTTCGCTCCGGAACAAGTCCGTTGACAGCAAGGTCCGGCACAGACAAGAAGCCGTAGAATACTACCATCCCTACGTCCGGATGCGCCGGCGAGTCGTATTGCCCGACCGCATCGACCCCCACCTCTATCCTATTGTGGCGGATCATCACATACATCCAGAGCGTATGTGCGGTCCAAGTAAAACGGCTCGGCATATACCAGTCCTGGATAACATAATACCCATCCGGAACATCAGGGTACTCTGGCGAGCCCTCACACGACAGAAATACAGCATACTGGGTGTACGTTATGCGGCAGTCGCCCCCCATTTTTCTAAGAATCCGGGACGGAGGCCTCAGGCCATATGATCGCCACGAAGCAGATGACGTGCCATACCACAGGCATCGCCCCCCTTGGTACCACTCATGGCTTGGAGACAGCAAGTACGTGTGTACGGTCGAGTACTCACCATCCATTGTGTTCATGTCAAGGTAGCATTGATAGCCCCTGTAAGCATTGATATTATATTCGTTCGGCCGTACGTATCCAGCCGGCTTATAGTCGGACAACTGGAACAAGTCCTTGAACCCGGCCAACTCAACGTGTATTGCCTGCGGCGTTTTGCCGGGCGGCAAAAACTGACATTCGTATTGCTGGTCGACATAATCCGGTGTTACTGCACCCTCTCCAGCCAACACTTGCCCGGCAGCATCGTCAAAGAGCACACGGTTTTCGGCGTAGTCGTACAAAACCCGCATCATTCACATGTCCCAGCGCAATACCCGATAAACATTGACGTGCAATACCAGTCTTGGCCGATTCTGGCGACCGGGATCACAGCATTGGTCTCAAGCCTCGGCACAGCCTCGTCAAGCGTCGTAGCGCCGGTAATCAGGCAAGTCACGATAATGACCTCTCCTTCGGGATCATCCAGCGCACAGTGGACCGTCGATGCTGACGGTGCGTCTTCCAGGCAGTAAGCGAGCCGCACACTGCTACCGGCCGTCGCCCCGCCGCCTGCGCGGAGGTGCTCCATTACATGCTCAATGTTGAGCGATACGCCCAGCCCGACCGGGGATCGCGAGACCTGAATGTAACGGTCGCCGCGGATTGCCAGCAGGCCATTGACTGCGCGGACAAGCGCATTCACAACACTGCGGATAGTCTGTGGGCCGGATTGTAAGGTGGGAATCAGCATGTCACACTTATGGGCTAACGGCGACATACTTGACACGATTGTCAATGTACGGCGCAATCGCGCTGGTAATCGTAATCTGCGAGAAATCCGCGATAAGCGTTCCGCCGGGCTCAAGGTAGCAGGTCGTAACTGTGCGACCACCATATTGGTCATGCGTTGCCGTACAGTCTACTATTCCACCGTAAATCTTGAGCGTCGTAATATCCTGATCGCCGCCATAGATGAACATCCCGTCATAGATATCGAACGAATTGATGCCGCCGGTGGTCGACGACCCAATCCATGTAAGCGTGCCACCGTAGACAGTCACACCACCCGTTCCGTCGTCTCCCATCCTGAGCTCAAGCGTTCCGCCGTCCATTCGCAAGTCATGGAAGTCGTTGGCATTCTCGCGAATCTTGACCGTACCGCCCAAAATGTCAATGTCTTGCACGTCATTGGCTAGGCCCAAATCCGCAACTCCACCAGAAATCTCGATTGCGCCATTACCGCTCCCGTAGCAAGAAAATCCGTCGCCTGTATAAACAGAGCCGCCGGAAACCCTCAATGTCTTGATGAGGCTAGAACTGCCTGAGTCATATGCAATCCCAACGATGCCACCGCGAATGTCAATAACGGTAGTGTCTGCGTTGGCGAGAAGCCAAACCGATGGTAATGTACTGGTCGTATTGCTGCTCCCGCCGTATACTACAATGGTCGACGCCGTGTTCGAGGTGTCCACCATGACAGGGCCTGACTGCACGACTGAGCCAGGGCCGACATATTCATTGATATGGACCTCATCGGCGGGGATCACGAGATAGGCAGCCGATCGCCCAGTGCCCGGGTTGCTGCCCACCTGGGATTGATTGATATGCAAAGCGGCCAGCGACTCCAACGCGCCGAACGAACCAGATTGATCCAAACCATAGAGAATAGTCGCCCCTTCTACATACACCGTGTCGGCATCTGCGGGAATGCTGCCAGTATCCCAATTCTCCGCCGTGTTCCAGTCGTATGGCCCGCTGTTGACCGTCGTTGCCGATCGTGTGAACGTCTGGGCATCGGCCGCACCGCCACCAGCTTCCGTCGTCTCGACCGTGCAATAAAACGGAACGCCTGCAGTGTCAGCAGTCAAAGTCAATTGCCCGCCGGAACCGACGGCCGCAGCCGTGATACCGGTGAACAAGTAATGCGTTTCGGCATTGAAGGCTGCTGCAATGTTCGATGCCACAGTATCAGCATTCGTCGACCCGGCCGTCACGCTCAGGGTGTGCGTATCACCGTTTTCGCCGGTCAGCGTAATCTTGAAAATATCGTCTGTCTCGATCGTCCCGCCCACCGTCAATGCATCTACCTGTGCGGTCGCCGTCGCGCCGCCGACCCATCGCACCGTCGCCATAGCTCACCTCGTTATTGTGATGTCAGACCGAGCTCATTAAAGTCGGCCGCATCGTAAATCTGATACCGCTTGACCTCGACGTTTACGCCGTCATCATCCGTTTCGTCCGGGTCGATCGGGCGGCCCGTCTCCGGATCAAGAAAAACGAACCGCTTGTCCCACTTATCACCGCCCTGATATTGGAACGTGTACGTGACGTCCCAAGTCCCCGGCTCGTCCGGCCGAACCCAAGAATCATACTTGCGGCGATGGTCGACCGCCTCGACCTCGATGCCGGTGCACAACCAGGTATAAGCATCTGCCTGTGGAGCGACATTCCAAGTCGTCTTGTTGACCCGGCCGACAAACCGCGTCATGAGCAGAAGGTAATCTTCATAGGTCTTGCCGTATTCTCGCTTTCGGATTGTCATCGTCGGACACGGCTTGAGCCGGTTGGCCGTTACCCCCGTCTTGATGGTCCGACCGGCGTATTGCTCGACCGGCCAATCGGACGGATACGTATGCTGTACGCACATTGCGGTTTTGCTCGTCGCCCGCGACTGAACCTTGCCAATCTCGCTCTCCGTGACCAAGTACCCCATATTCGTCTCGACGTCCTGCGGCGCCGACGACAGCGACATGCGAGGACCCTCATCGGCATCGACATAGTGCAATTCGAGCCGGACCGAGGCCCCGTCCGCAGAAATCATCCGCACGTCTCGCAACCTGGCGGTCGGAATCGTCGGATGTGGCGATCCGATCGTGATCCCCGCCTGGATAGCCAGCGCCTGCATGGCTGCGTGGAACTTGGCAGCGTTATCAAGCATCGTCGATAATCCGCTGACGCGAGCAATCCGATCATACTCGTAGCCGTTCGGCCCGAGCTGGGCACTATTGCCGGATGTCAGGTCGATCTGGATACTCATGGCAGTCCATTATCCCTCCGAATGCGCCCGAGCTGCCGATTGGTTTCTTGCTGCTCGGCACGGATCATCTGCAATTGATTCAGCACGGGATTGGCTCCGATAGACAACCCGGCGACGCTCATGTACGGGAACATGATCTCTCTCGCCCCGGCAGACCGAATCGTATCGGCGGCCTTCTTGGCTGCGTCTTGGGTCTTTGCCGCCAGCGACGGAAACGCGCTCTTGAGTCCCTCGACCATGCCACGGATCGTCTCGCGCATGCGATCCGCCAAGTTATCACGCTCGAACCGGCCGGCCATGAGCTTCTGACGCTGCATCTGCTGCTCCAGGAATCGCGTCCGGGCGCCGGCCCCCCATTGCTCCATGCGGCTCTGCCCGGATAATGTCAGCGCACCCCAGAATCCCTTGAACGACTTTTGCCCGGCTGCTGCGGCACTGGCCCCGAACTCGCGGGCCACTTCGCGACCGACTTTGCCGATCGTCCCCGGCAGATATGATGCAAGCTTGGCAACACCGGCAATCATTCCATGAATGAACATCTTCCACGCATTGAACAGGCCGGAGAACCAGTCAATAATCGGCGCGATGACAATGCCGATCTTTTTGGCGAGATTGATGATTCCGAGGCCAAATCGCGTTGCGTGTCGAGACAGGTCGGCCGTATTATCCGCCGCACCACCCAAGAGCGTATTCAATTCTCCGATCGCGAACGCGGCCGTCGGCAGAAGTACGGCGCCAAGGTTATCCGCCAGGTCTGCGACGTGTGCCCGCAGCTCCTGCATCTGCATCATGTACGTCCCGGCCATCCGCTCCGAGGCACCCATCGCATCGGCCGACAAACGCAGTACGGCCGACAGGCGAATCAACCCCTGCATGGCCGGGTGTATCTGCTTGAAGGACTCCTTGAAGCCCAGGACCATCGCTTCTTGCTTCAACTGCACCTCGTTGAGCACCACCCCGAAGCTCTTCACATGGCCTCGGTCTCGCCGGTCAAGGCGCCCTGCAAGGCGCGGATCGCGTCCGCCGGCTCGCGGCCGCCGAACCGGGCCAGGTCGACCGCCGCCTGCACCGCAATCTTGCTCAGCTCCGCCGCGTCCTTGCGGGCCAACCCCAGTGGGACCAACAAGTCCTGGACGCTCGATAGATACTTGAGCGTATCGGTCTGCGCCAGCTTCATGTTGCGAGAAAACTCGTTCGCCCATGTTCGCATCGCCTTAGCTTGCTCACCGAATACGACGTTGAACTTTGCCAATGCCGTCTCGGTGTCCGCCGTCGCCTCGACCATTTTCTTGAGCGCATAGGTCACGCCGCCGACGCCGAGAATGGCAGCGCTGAGCCGCATCAGGCTCGCATAGCTTCGGCCAACCGAAACGCGAAGGTCCCGCAAGCCGCGCTGCGCCTGTCGCATACCCCGGGTAAACCCCGAGGTCCTTGCGATTACGTTGACGTAAACATTCGTCGCCATTTATTTCTTCCGCCCGATCGCCCTGAACAGGGCCTGCATTTCCTCAAGACTTTGCGCGCTTCGCCCACGCCAATAATCGGGAATGAGGTCCGTAGGTCGCAGGGATGACTGCGACCAGAGCCGCGACATGATCGTAGCAAGTATTCCGGCTGCCAAATCGATCCGGTCATCACCGATCGGTTCGACACTCATGTAGGCCAACCACTCGGCGAGCTCGGCCGCGTCCATACGGCTTAACATTTCCCGAACGGTCATGCCCAGCGCACGCGCCAGCGTAAAGTACATCCGCCGCCGCGGATTCCGCCTCAGTTTCCCGCCAGGTCCTCAATGTCGTCGGGCTGCAATCGGTTGAGCCGCTGGGCGACTTCGACGATGCGGGTCAAAGCCGCAGCGCTCTTCTGGCCGAGCGCCTCGACGTCCGCATCGCTGAATAGTCGCTTGCCTCCAACGTCCACCATCGTCAGGGCCGCCAGGCGAGCACGCACGTTGGACAGTTGTACGGTGTTGCCATCGCCAACGAGCGACTGTTCAAAGGCGTCACGCTCGGCGGCAGTCATCGTCCGCACATACACCGATCCGCCCCACTCCGGGACTTCCACCTTCTCACGCGGAAGATCATCCGCGCCAAGAATCTGCTCACGTGTCAACATGACTCGTCTCCTGCCTGGTCACAATCAATTAGGACTCGCCAACCGCCTTGACGGTGGGCTGGCCGGTCAGCTTGATCGTCGCGGAACACTTGACGATTCCGCCGGGGCCCGGAACCTCGATACCGAGCGAGGTGATGAACCCCGCAGCGTAGAGCCGAGAAGAGCTCGTCTCGGTGAACGTCGTGTTGGTGGATTCCATCAGCCGGAGGCCCCAATAGGCGGTCGAACCGTTGTCGTAATAATCGTGCAACAGCTGCGAGCTTGCGCTGCTGTTCGTCGCCGCATAATTCAGTTCAACCTCCAACGACCCGGCCTCACCCAGCGTCGGCTCGTACTGCCGCCACATGTCGGCGAGTGTCGTGATCTCCTCGGCGCCGCGCTCGGCGCCTGTCCAGTTTACGCTGACGACGTCCGCCACCTCCGTGTTCGTACTGAAGGCTGCGTCTACTGCAACGTAGAGCCGCGCATTAGCTCCTGGCTTACCGTAGGCCATGATTCAGACTCCTTATGCCTGTGTCCATAATGTCACATCAATCCGCCGTCCGTACCGGCGTGCAACGTCAATCTGGTTCGGTGCGGCGTACAGGTCGCTTTCGTCGTCGATCGATATGTGGTCGATCGAGGTCCCGGCCGACGTGCCCGTATAGGCCGTCAAGGTCGAACGCACCGATGCCGCAAGCGACAAAGCCGCGCTATACGTCGAGGCCCAAACACTGATCTGCCAAGTGCTCCGCCTGGCCGAGACCTCTCCAGCCAGTGCGTAATCGCCACCGCCGCCGATCCGTGTATAAACGACGGCAGGCAATGTCGCACCTTGTGGAAGCACTTGCGGATAGACCCGGCCTGCCACACCGGAGAGCAGGGCGTAGAGTGCCGCTTCTTCAGCCACGGAACACTGCCTCCACCTGCCGTCTCAAACATGCTTCGAACGCGAGCTTCGCCGCATCCTCTTTTTCATCGTAGGCTCGTCGTACGTAAGGGATCGGACCGACATCCTTACGACCGGATCCGCCATAGCCCGGCAGGGCGTGACCATATTCGATCGCTGCGGGAATGTAATATTTCTGGTCGTCCTTCGTCGTATCCACCAACTCCGGCACGTCAGCCTTATGTCTGACCTGCATGCCATACAGGTCACGCCGTCGCATACGAAGCATGTAATACTTCAACGTTCGTGCCAACAGGCTCCCCATCTGCCCGCCAACCATCGACCGGGCATTTTGCCTCGCAGCATCACGCAGAATCTTCGAGGCCTCGCGCAACCCTTTTTTGACGATCTTGGTCTTGTCTCGCCGCTCGAGCGCCGCCAGCTTCCGTTGCAACCGTTTGTCACCCTCAATGCCGATCGACACCCCGTCCATCACACCAGCTCCTTGCACATCAAGTGCGTCTCGATGTTGCGCTCGGCCGGGTGAAGCACGGCTTCGACCTCAAAGATTCGGCTACCAAACATGACGCGATCGGTCGGCGCGACATCTCTCCTGCTTCGAATCACGATCTTGTGCTGCCGGACGGCGCCGGCCTGCTGGGCGGCATAATATTCGCGTCCCGAGACGGGCTCGATCGACGCCCAGACCGTCGCGTAAGTGCTGTAGCTGCGCACAGGATCACCCGTGCTGTCCTGCGTCTCCGTGACGTGCTGCAGATCAACGCGATGTCTCAGTCGGCCAGCTCTCATAGCGGAGCATCCCAGATACGGTCCACGCCGAGCAGGTCACGGATGCTCATCGGGACAGTAGACGGGGTGGCATTGAGGACGATGGGCTCCCGGTGCTCGTACATGTGCGACACGAGCAGGCGGATCGCGTGCTTGATCCGCTCCGGCACGTCGGCCGGGCCGCCGTAGCCCGCAACATAGGTGATGGCCACGGCGTTCTCGATCGCCCGCACGTCGTAGGGCCATTCCTCATCGTAGGCCAACGTCACACGCCCCGGCTCGCTGTGCGTGTCGACCACATAGATGCTGGTGTCCACCGTCTGCGTATCACCATTCTGGTCGACGTATGTGATCGACGTGACGGATTGCAGGGGCGGCCGCGGCAGCAGGAAATACTCGGGGAAGGCGTCACACTTGCTCATCAGCGTCTGCGTGATGTACGCCCGACCCTGAATGCGCTCGCACCACTGCGTCGCCATCTCGATCAGGGACTTGATGTACTCGTCATCGTCGTCCGCATCGACTCGCATATGTCGCTTGGCGTCCTCGACGGTGATCGGGTCAGTCGTCGGCGCCGTGATTACTTTCCATTTCAGCATTGGGGATGCCTCCCGGCGGTACCTCGCCACGGTTGGCTTGATCGATGTGCACGTGGGCCGGCACGCACCGGCCGGTCCCATCGAACGTCGGGAACGTGCACATCAGCTCCATGTGCCCGATCCGCACGCCAGGCGCCAGGAACGCCCGACGATCGTGGTTGCGGAAATGCTGCCAGAACCAGATGTCCTCGTCGATCCGGCCGAAGTCCCACCGACCCTGCGGATTGGGCTGCGAGTGGAACCAGGGATGCGGCAGCCCACGCAGCGCCTCGACCCGGATCAGCGTCAACCCGAAATGCCCCGTTGCGGCTGGGATCAGGTCGGCGGCCAACTCTTGCTCGGTGTAGGATACCCGCACACCGCCCTCGCCGTCGGCACGGCCGGCCATAACCAGGTCGCGCTGCCGCTGGACCTGCATCGGGAAAATCGCGTCGGCCTCCGGGTGGGCCGCCATCAGCTGGCACAACCGCAGCACGTGCTCGCGACGGAACCACGTGTCGTAGTCCAACGTCAGGATAAACTCGGTGCCGTCGTGCAGGTGCGTGGTCATCAGCCGCTCGAGCACCTGGCCCCAGAATACGCCGGTGCCCCACTCCAAGGTGATCCCGAGCGGATGCAGGACGCCTACGGCCGTGAAGATGTTGTCGGTGAACGCCAACCGCGGCATGCTCATCACCGCCTTGATCGAGACCTCATGCTTGGCGTCCGCCCGCTTGCGGCCCATCAGATTCAGCGAGATCGGCAGGGCCGCGGCATCCTCGATCTCCGATTCCCACGGCTGGATGTCGTCCAGGCCGGCCCGCTCCATCACCTGACGCAGGGACGATTCGTCGAAGATGCAGCGGTGGATGTCGTCGTCGTCCACCTGTCCGCCCATCACATACAGGCACACCTCCGTGTTTTCCCCGGAAACATAGGAGTGAGCGAGCTTGCCGAAGTCCGGCACGGCGATCTTCAGGATACCGCCCGGCTTGAGCTTGTTCACCCAGTGCTTGACGACCCAGTAGACCTCGCGGTGTGAGAAGTGCTCCAGCACATGCGAGGCACGGATCTCATCGACCGAATCGTCGGGCACATCCAATGGATAGGCTTCGCGACCAAGCTTCACGTCGTAGGGCACGTAGCCCTCGATCATCTGCTCGCCGCTGCCGAGGTTCAGCTTCATTGATTTTCTCCTGTCTGGTCTGGGATTGTCGTGGCCCGGTCGGTCGAGCCCCGCCGGCACGAGACCGAGCGGGGCCGACCAGACAGGACCGGTTGGCTACGCGGTGACCACGAGGGCGCAGTTCGTGGCGTTGGTGTTGGCGTAGTTCGTGACGGCCGACTTCTCCGAGGCCGTCTCGGCGCTCGTGTGCTGCGGCTGATTCAGCAGCGCCACAGCCCCGATGTTCATCGTCGTCGTGCCCGGCGTGATCTGCAGCGCCAGATACTTCTTGCGCTTCGTCAAGTCGATGTTGAACACCAGGGCGGCACCGGGGCCGAGCTCATCGGCGCCGGGGATCACGAAGCCGACACTGGAACTCGTCTGCGTCCCGCCGGTCAGGGCGGCGATGTCCGTCATGCTGCTGATCGCCGTCGACGTATCCGACTCGGAGAACTTCAGCGTCCCGATGGACTCTCCGTTTGTGGCATGCGTGCCAACGTCCACGGCGACGAGGGCCCGGCCGTAGCCTGGCGTCTCGAAGACCATCGACTGCGTCGCGTTCGTCGCGCACGTCGCCGGCGGCATCGCGACTACCGCACATTTGTCACTCGGATTCATGGTTCATCTCCTTCCTGTTACGAGGCTGCGGTGATCAGGCCGACAATCGGGCCGGCTGCGCTCGACGTGCCGATGCTGTGAACGTTGATATCCCATCGCTCGGTCCATCGCAGCGCGATCTGGTTGCGCTCGAAAACGCTCTCGCCGCCAACCGTCGCGTGCTCGGAAGCCGCAAAGGTCGAGGCTTGGCGATCTCCGAAATCGGCCGCCTTGACCAGATTGCCGAACAGGCAGCAAATCTGGCTGTTGGCCTCACTGGTAGGCATTACTTCAACACCAAGGACGGGATAGCCCAGAAACTCGCCGAGCCCTCCCTGCGAGATGTCGTTGCGCGTGTTGCCGCCCGCGGCGATCTGCAGCTTCACCATGACCGACTCGTAAAACGCCGGAGAGCAGAACCACTTGCCGCCATACTTGCCGTAGGTCGGCGTTCGCGCCAGCACGCTGTGGAAGTTCGCCAGGGTCAGCTCGCTCCAGGCGTTACCCGAGCCGAGCACCAAGCCGCCGCCGTCGTCGGCGCCGTTGACGTCGCTCAGCCGCTGCCTGACCCCCAAGATGCCGTGGTAGGTCGACGTGCCGTCGCCGTTGAAGCCGCATTCGTCGATCTTCTGGGCCATCGCCAGGGCCACATCCTGAGCCAGTTCGTCCATCAGGCTGATGACGGTGTCGGCCGCCAACTCGTTGCTGATCCGCGTCAGGACGCCCCAGCTCTTCGCGATCAGCTCCTTCTGGCTCCAATCACTCGTACTCTCGGTGATCTGGTCGCTTTCGCCGATCGCGTAGGCCGTCAGGCCGCCCTCCTTCTTGACGCGGAGCATTCTGTCGCTGCTCATCGGCACCCGACGTGCGTTGGCCAAAAACGCCCCGTACTGGAGTTCCAGTTTGATAACCTCGCGGTCGAATTCGGGCAGGACCATGTATCCGCCGGTCGCATTATTGCCTTCCTCGTGGACGGCGAAATTGACCCACTGGGGTGCGATCCCGTGCTCGTGACACCAGCGGGCTGCCTCGGGCCGGCCCAACGAGGCCAGCATCAGCATACCCTGCTTGTAGGCCGTCTCGGCCCGATCCGGCGTGTTGAAGATCGCTAGCCCACCGTACCGGTGAGCCGTGGCCGGCAGAACCGTTGGCCGGCTCTCCCTGATCGGCGCCGCCGAGGGCGGCGGATCGATCGGGTCGACCACCTCGTTCGACTGCTCCTTGACCTCCTGGACCGCCAGCATCCGCTCCATCCGACGGTCCAGCTGCTTGACCGCCGCCTGGTGCTCGTCGAATTGCGTCTGCTCGTCGTCGGTCAGGTCGCGGTCTTCCGCTTCGGCCGTGGCCACCAGCGCGTCCATTGCGTCGATGTGCTGACGCCGGCGGTCGGCCAGCTGTTTCAAGTTTTCCATGATACTTCTCCTCATTGCGTGTTTTCCGTTGCTGACTGCCCGTGCCGATGCACGCGCTACCGCGCATGCAAAAGGGGCGACCGTCGCAACGGCCGCCCCTTGGCTGGCTTGTCTTGTAGGGGCTCTATGTGATCCGTGGCGGACGCAACGCCTCGAGGCGTGCGCGCCACGACTTGATCGTGCGGCCCGCTTGCAGTCGCTCGACGACCGACTCCAGCGTAGCGACCTCGTCGACCATGCCGGCCTTCAGGGCCGACTGGGCGTCGACCACACGACCCTGGCCGAAGTGCTCGCGGACCTGCGTCAGGGACACAGCCCGACCCGCAGCAACGGACCGCACGAACTCGTCATGCAGTCGATCAAGTTGGGCCTGGGCCCATTCCCGCGCCTCCTGGCTCAACGGCTCAACGGGCAGGCCCTCGGCCTTGTATTTGCCCGACCGCAGAACGGTCGGCGTGATACCCTCGCGGTCCAGCTGTCGGCTGTAGTCGTAATGCGCCATCACCACCCCGATGCTGCCGACGTCCGCCGACGGCGTGGCCACAACGCGGCCGGCCGCCGAGCCGAGGTAGTACGCCGCCGAGGCCATGAGCGTGTTGGCCACTGCCACGATCTGCTTGCGTTCACGTGCTTCCATCAACAGGTCCCAGGTCTCCCGGACGCCGGCAACCATGCCACCCGGCGAATCGATATCGAGCACGATCGCCGAGATGCGCTCATCGTCGACCAGGGCCCGCATGTCCTGCCGGAACTGCTCCAGGCTGACGCCACCGGAAAAGGGATTCAGCATGTAGGTCCTGGGCAGGATCGTTCCGTACATACCAACGATCGCAACTCCACGTCGCTGATGGGTCGACCGATCCCGCGCAGCCACAGCCGGACTCTCCGATGCCTTGCCGAGAACCCTGGCCCGCACATATGCCTCGATCGTTGCCAGCTTCTCGGGAAGGACCATCCAGGGCGTGTTGTACACCGCCTCACATATCCGTGCGTATTTCATCTTTTGCCGCTCCTAGTACGTCCGAGACCATGTCCCGGTAGATTTGATGGATGGTTTGCTCCCAACCCTCCTGACAGTCGTTCACCACCTGCTCGGCTAGCCGACAACGCTCGGTCGCCAGCTTGTGATCCCACGGCTGGCGATAGGCCATGGAGATCGGGTCGAGCACACGAGACACATATCGCATCGCGTCGTACGGCTTGGATCGATCGGCTGCGCGAATGTGCGCCGACGACAGCCGCTCGGCCGCGTCGTCGAGTATCGCCTGGGGCACCTGCGATCCCTCGCCCAGCCGGGCCAGGTTCGCCGGCACGTAATGCTCATCGCCGCCCTCGACGGGGTTGCGGTTCTCGATGGCCCGCCACTCGTTGAGCGTCAGGGCCCCATGCATGAACTGTTTGGCCAGCGCCTCGGTCCGCTCCGACGGCTTACCCCGCAGCAGCCCGTCGACCAGGAACTCCAGGAAATACTTGCGGCCATTGTCCAGAAAGATCGCATTCAACCGCAACTCCCAGCGACGCAACCACGGCAGCAAGCTGTATTGCACGAACTCAATCGACTGCTCCGTGATGTTGCTGAACGTCGCCCGCTCCAGGTCACCGATCATGTGTGGTGGGATGCGAAATATCCTGGCGATGTCCGCCACCTGGTACTTGCGCGTTTCAAGGAACTGAGCCTCGTCCGGATTGATGGACAGCTGCTGCCACTCGGCGCCTTCTTCGAGCACCAACGGCTTGAGCATGTTCTGCCCGCTGATCGTCTCGGCCAGCATGCGACGCAATCGCTGGATGGCGGTGTCGCTCAACACACCCGGATGTTTCAGTGCACCCGACGCCCGGGCCCCGTTGGCAAAAAACTTCTCGCCAAACTTGTCGGTGGCCAGCGAGACACCGATCGCTCGTGCTGCATACTGAACCGGGCTCAAGCCCTTGACCCCATCCTCAGAAAGACCCCGCAGGTGCAAAATGCGTTCAACCGGATAACGTTTCCGCTGCCCGTTCAGGTCGGCGTACTGGTAACCCGTAACGCGCCCACCTTCGGATTCGACACTGATGCGATCCGGGTGCAAAGGCCATAACCGTATAGGTCGGCCGAGATAATCCCAATCGATCAGCGCGTAAGCATTGCCTCGCAGGGCCAAGTGTGATTGAAGCATCTCGCGGAACTCGAAACCCGTCTGCTGGCCGTTCGGACGCATGACCACAACGTCGTGGATCGGATGATCGACTACGCGCTCTTTGCCGCCGTTCGGCAAACGTCGATACAACACCAGCGGCAGCGAGGCTATCGCCTCGGACAACACGCGGACGCACGCCATGACCGCAGTCACCTGCTTGGCCGTGTCGGCTGTCACTCTCTCGCCGGCCGCCGTATCCGTGGACAGCAGCGTACTCCAGCCCGCCGTAGAGCTGGTCGTGCTCATGGTCGGCATGATCCACTGAGCCAGCCGAGATCGCCATCGGGTTATTGCGTTCATAGCTGTATCAGCCCCCGCTGCTCGTATATCGATTCTTTCGGGCGCTCGGCGGTCATCATCAGCCCCAGGGCCATCACGAGCGCGACGACCAGGTCGATCCGCTCGAAGCTCCGTTTCTTGCTCGGCTTGACATTCTCGGCCGCGTCGATCTCAACGGCGCAGTTGCCGATGCACCATCGCAGAACCGGATGCCCGCCATGCCGAAGCCGCCCGCTCAGAACGAGTTCTTCCAGCCGCTTGCTTGGGGCGGACATTGAAGCAAACCCTTGACCAAATGGCACGACGGTCAAGCCCTCGGCCGCCAGCTCCTGGATCATCTGGGCCGCGTTCCAGCGGTCAATCGCAATCTGCCGGAGATCGTATCGCTCGGCAATATCGAAGATGCGTCGCTTGATGTGCTCATAATCGATCACATTGCCGGGTGTCGTCTCGATCAACCCGGCCCGGGCCCAAGCGTCGTAAGGCACCCGGTCGCGCTCGACCCGCTCGTGCATCCGGTCACGCGGTATCCAGGCGTACGGCAACACCGCAATGTCTCCGTCCACGTCGAACGCCAGGACGAAGGCCGTCAGGTCCCGCGTACTGGACATATCCAGTCCCGCGTAACACGGTCGGCCGCGGAGCCGTTCCGGGTCGACCGGCCCGTTGCACTTGTCCCAAGCGCCCATCGCGATCCATCGTTGCTCCTGCTCGACCCACTGGTTCAGGTGCAGCCGTCGGAACGTATTCTCGTACGCGGGCAGCTTTTTAGCCCGAGCCGCTTCACGCCGCAGGTAACTCAACTCGACGCTTACGCCGAGGTTTGGGTTGGCCAGGGCCCAGAGGCTCTCATCCTGCCAATCGGCGTCCTCGGGCACCTCGTAAATCACCGGCAGGAACGTCGAGTCCTCGATCACCCCATCCCGTACCTGCATCGCGTAGCGATACACCTCCCAACAGATGCTGTGCCGGTCATAGCCGGCGGTGGTCGTGTACAGTACGATCGGCTGCGTTCGGCTGGCCGTCGATGTCACCAGCGCGTCGACGAGATCGCGTGTCTTCTGCACATGCAACTCGTCGACGACCACGCAGTGGGCGTTGAGTCCGTGCTTGGACTCGGCAGTCGCGGTCAACGCGCGGTAAAACGTCTGGCCGTCGAATTCGATCGACTTGAACGACCGGTACACGCGGCAGCGATCGGCCAGCTTTGGATTTAAGTCCACCATCCCGGCCGCATGCCGGAAGATCAATGCAGCCTGGTCACGCTCGCCGGCGGCCGAGTATATCTGTGCGCCGGGTTCCCCGTCGCAGAAGGCAACGTAGAGAATGATCCCCGCCGCCAGCGGCGTCTTGCCGTTCTTTCGTGCAACGCCAAGGTAGACCTGCCGATAGCGTCGCGTCCCATCCGGCATCCGCCAGCCGAAGAGATTTCCGACAACCGCCCGCTGCCACGGCTCCAGCAAAAACGGCTGGCCGGCGCAACGGCCTTCAAAGAATCGCAGATGATGCTCGAAAAAGCCCACCGCATGGTTGGCTGCGGCCTCGTCAAAGACAGCCCCCCCGGAATCTTGAAAGCAGTCGTATCCCGGCAGCAATCGCAGCGTTTCAACCCACGACGCGCGGCTGGAGGTAGGGGTCTTCGTCGCCATCCTTTGCAGTCACTTTGATCCGGCTGCGATCCACCGGCGTCAGGCCCAGAACTGCACGCAGACGATTCAGGTGCGTGCCAAGCTTGAGCATGCGATCCACATCGCCGGTCTCTGCTGCGTCGCGCCATGCTGCGTAACAGACGCAATATTCGGCGAGCACGTCCACGTCCAATGTTGTCAGCACTCCCAGCCCGATGAGCACCGGCGCGATTCGCTGCCACGCCTTACGTGCCTTGCCCTTGACGTAGGCTGGAGGTTTGCAGCTCTCAGCCGCGGGCGGCTCGGGTTCGCCGTCGCGTTGCTTTGCGCGCCACGACCCGCGAAGCCGCAGCACTTGTGTCGGTACTCGTCTTGCCGGCATCGTCAACCACCACCGTCACATAGAGCTCGCCTGCCACCGGGCAAACTCCACAACCCAGCAGTCGTCGACCATCGACCTCGGCGACCTGGGCGTTTAACTGTCGTTCCGCCGCCTGCAACCCATCTTGCAGGCCGGCCCTGAAAATTCGCAGTCTCATTGCCCGCGTCCTGTCTTGCGATCATGGCACCGCTTGCACAGTGCCTGCCAATTGTCCATATCCCAAAAGAGCCGCATATCCCCGCGGTGCGGCACAATATGGTCCACAACGTCGGCCGCCCGCGTCCGGCCCTGTCGTAAGCATTCCGCGCATAGCGGATGAGCTGCCAGGAATGCTCGCCGCGCCCGTTCCCACCGCCGCGTGTACCCTCGCCGCCTGGCACTTGGTCGCCGCTCCCGCGGGCGGCCACGGAGGCGATGATACGGCATAATCATGTTGCCCAAGCTCCCGTGAGTTCGACACGGAACATCGTCTGATACCCGCTCGTATCGACCGCCGTGATAATAAGCCAGTACGTATGATCCTGCTCAAGCTTCATTGTGCTGGCAGATGTCAACTGGCCTCGGTAATTTCCATCGCTTTCACTCACATAACTGAGCGTGATCTCGTCACCGATTGCCTTGAGCAGAAACTCGTCACCTGTAAACGTCCGTGCCACGTAGGTCGTCGTAATGACCAGCGTGTCATCGGCCGTGCCGGAAGCAAGCGTGTACACACCATTGTATACGTCCGCTCCTTGGATCAGGATTACATCACCCTCTGACAAACCATGATCGGTACATGTAATGTTGATCGTACCATCTCCGTTGTCCGCCGCGGCCGCCCGATCCAGGTGCCGCCGATCCGTCAGATCGTACAGCCTCGCTGTGACTGTTGCAGAGTTGACATAGCTGTCAGAGACCTGGTCAGTCAGACCCGAGAGCAGCAATACATTATCGGTACCGATGTATACGTCAGCCATCAGCACGCCTCTAGCACAGATGCGACCCCATCATGTCGCGCGGATGTCACGCAAGCCCCATCATGTCGCGCGGATATCGTGAGCGTGCCACACAGCGCCACCTCGCCCCGCGCGAATGGATATACGCCGGCAATATGTCTCCGATCCGCCGCACTGATCGTTCCGTCCGGCGACGGCGGAGCACCGCCGACAAATCTGCGATTATCGTTCGTCATCAGTCTGCTGCCCTCGCCTCGCCGCGCACGAATGTCGTACCGTCGTCCGACAATGTGTACTCATACATCGTCGTCGTTTCGTCACGCTTCAACATCCGGTGCTCGGTCGCCGTCGTCTGCGTCTTGTTGAACAGCCAAGCGTAGAGATATGACGCCAACGTCTTGACGTCCATTGAGCCCGGCTCTGCTGGTGCACCCGCCGCAACATCACTGAGTACCGTAGCACTCCACACGTCCGCCACCGATATGTCATTCAACTCATCAATAGCCGTTTTGATCGCACTATTACCATAGGTGCCGCTGTTGACGATCGCGTAACTGTCGCCGGTTTGCGGCGTGTGGCCGTTCAGATTATCCAGGTACCCGGCTCGTGCGGCCGTCAAGCGCGACTCCAGATCGTCGACCAGTCCCTCGATGGCACTGTTGCCGTAGGTGCCGTGGGTGACGATCGCATACGAATCGCCCGTCTGAGCCACATGACCGTCCAGGTTGTCTAAATATCCCGCCCGCGTCGCCGTCCAGATATCGGCGTCCAGGAAGTCCCCGCCGAACGTCCCGTCCGTCACGTGGCCGCTCATCGTCTCGTCCCACACCGCGTCGGCGACGGATGCCGACGTGCTGGGCGTGTCCCCCTGGACATATTGCACATCGGCCGCGAACATGCTGGTAGACGACTCCCAGACCGTCGCCCAATTCGTATCGAAGGCGACCTCGATGTTGTCTGCCGCCGTGGACGAGCCGGAAATCTGCGTGACGTTCGTCACCGTATCGACCGCCCCGCCGGTCACGTTGATCGTCCCGCCATCGTCCGTCGTCGCCAGGTTCGCCGGGTCGCCGACGACCGTCCGGATCAAGATGGTCTGCGTGATTGCGTCCGTCGATTTCACCTGAATGATGATGTAGTCGGCGTTCATCTCCGTCGCGGTTAGCGACAGGTAATACTGACCCGTCGTACCAATTTCCGTTGCTTCGTTCGTGCAATCCTCAAATCCGTTTGGCGCAGCCCCATCAGACCACGTGTCGATCTCGGAATCCAGGCCAGCCGCGCCCGACTTGAGAGCGGTCGTATCCGACGAATCGACCAGTGGGAACGTGATGATCGTCGCCGCGTTCTTTTGTCGAACCAATTCCAGGCCGAACGCCGGAACGACCCATAAAAGCAACCCGGCCAATATGCATAGTTTTCTCATCGTCCGATCCCCGTCCCGATTCCGGCGCCGCGGCCGCCGCCCGATATCAGCGGTTCCCGTGCCCCGATGGTTCTGCCCAACATGTCCGCTTGAATCAATGGACTGCCGATTAGAGGTCTGAAATCTTCGGATCCATCGACCACCGAGGTGAACAGCGGATCACCGGTAACGTTACCACCCAAGCCCAAATCACTCCACGTGCCCGATAGGTTTGTGTTCCCCAACGTATTGTCGTATGCGTGATTCCAACCAAAACTATTGCTTGTCGTTACTTCAATAGATGCGCCAACATTGAATCCGTATCCGGAGTTGCCAACCGACGTGTTGCAACATAGTATGAGTTGACGCGCACTGCTATTCACATATATCCCATCGCTAGCATTCCCATACACCGTGTTATATATGATGACTGACGTTGTGTTTGCGGCCGAACCGATCTCAATACCATAACTTCCATTGTCGTATACTTCATTACCAATCCAGCCTCCCTCTTCCGGATTGCCGCTCATCCCACGCCCGCCGTTATCATGTATATGCGAACCGATTACTGCGCAGCCGCTCCGCGTTCCATTGAAATACCCATGACTGTCATTGTCATAGATTTCACAATCAACCAAACGAGAAAAAGCGCCCGCCTGATAGATACCAAACGATGTCCCCCCGTGGAAACTGCAGCCCAGGAATGCCAAGTATTGTCCTGAATGATACACTGGATATGAGGCTTTGGATTGCGCATCAAACTCGATGTTCTGAAAGACCTGATATGATACGGTAATACGAACCAGTTCATCGTCCCCCAACGATACCGAGGCATATACTCTGGCATATGATTCGGCAGCCAACACATCGAAGGAATCGTCGCAACCGATCAGATAGCGGAAGTATTCATTGCCTGCACCGGCGCCTGCATCTATCAACCACTGAGTGGACCGGGCATAGCCGTCGCCGCCGTCATACCAGCGTACGAATACATTCTCAGACTGGTTTTCCGGCGACGCTGGATAGCCTGTCGCATCCATCACATTTTCCAATTCCGATTCCGGCACCGCTCCGCCCACATTGACGCCTCGTGACGTTTCATCACCTACATAAGCAAGGTCCAGATCGATCCAGTTATTCGATGCATCGACTGCAATAATCTCATAGCGACCATCCGCGTGCGTCCCGTCGGAGTCAAAATAAGCCCACATCCCGACATCCGCATCATCAAACATACCGGAAGTGACGGTGCACCTCACCTTCCCGCTTCCATTGTTGGAAATATTGCAGATACAAGGATCGATGGCTGCCCCATTTGTGCCAATCACATCTGATGCACTAAATGAAATATCAGCACAACCGCCGTTCAATGCTGAAGCATTACTCATGTCTCCAACAAAGATATTGATGTCGGCAAAAGCCGCGACCATCAGTACATCGACCAAGAATGCCACAATGAAATATCGCATCAGAAAATTACCCCTCTATGTCTATTGATGTCATACACCGGCGGATAATCATTCCGGTACGCATCCCACATTGCTTGTGTCCACGAATCATTGTCCTCACAGAAATAATCGCCTTCTTCTTTTTGGCGGGCAACCCAACGATCCGTATAGTCGAAAAAGGCATCGTGATTCCAATACGATTTCAGGCCTAATATGTGAGCGGCCAACGCCGTAGGCGGGAAAGCCAAAGACGCCGTGTCTCTGTATTTCGCCGTCCACGCCCGATCCGAGCGGTCTGCGTGCAAGATTCTATAGATGCCCCATTCCGGCATTCCAAGATGCATCGCCGTGTAGCGCAACGGAGGCCCGCCCCGCGTATCCGGATTCCAATCCTCACCGTTCGTCTCGTCGATGTCGTACTGAAGCACGTAAAAAGTCTGATCGTCCTCCTGGAAGGATACGAAACCAGGAGGAAAGTTGTCCATCCAATCTTCGTCGTATTCAAACGGCCAGTAATCGCCGGTATACAAATAGTCCCCACTCACGCTGCCGATATCAAGCATGTCGGAGTCGTCCAACATCAGCCCGGCGAATAAGATAGGAAGCTTCCTTCCGATCTCTTGTGCTCCGCCGCTGATGTGCGTGAGAGGCTCATCTAGCACTGCTGCATAATTGTCAATGCCGACCTGGATCGCCCCAATGACCAAAGATTCTTTCTGAGCCTGCGATTCATTCAGGCATGCCCGAAGAATCGCCTTGCCGATGATCGTCATGTAATCACGACCATAATCCGGGCGGTTATATCGCGGGGCAAACAGGCGGGGATAATATTCCCAGCCCCAGTCAAACCAACATCGCTCGACCCACCGTTCGGCGGTTGCCATGGAGGGTTCGTCGCCAACCGGAGACAAAGACGGCAAACGGTCCCAATGAATATCGGAAGTCGTATAAGAGGGAACCTTCGCCGTGCCCGTATAGACGTAAGCGGGTCGGAAACTATTCGCAGCAGGAGCCTGCGAGAGCACTGTCAGCACGGCCAAGTTCTTGATATATGTACTTGAATTATACCCTGGGGAATATTTCCAGATCGCGTTTGCCGTGGCATCCGGCCCCAAGTCCATATAAGACTCACAGGACACCACGCTGGAACCGGCACTGACCGTCAAGGGATTTTCTGCCGATAGATCACTGCCCCCGGGACGGCCATCGTTGTAGCTTGCAGAGAATAACAACAAGGGCGAACGACTCGCCCGACTGTCAAACCCGTGATAATTCGGCGGAGGCGTACAATTGGGGTCCACCATCGTACCATGCAAGGTACATCCACCCTCCCACGTCCCGGAGGCCTCGGGGGCCGGATCTGCCAAGCTGTCGTCATAGGTAAAAGTATCGCTATCGACAACTTCAATCTCGGCGTCCGTCACGTTGTAATTCGTCGTTCCGCTGATAGTGACCAGGGCCTCATCCGGAAGCCCGTGCGCAGACACACAATCAACCGTGACCGTACCATCACCATCACCATCATCATCCAAGTAACTGATATTCGAAATATTCCCGCTTTCGTCGATAAGTGTACTGGCCGGGCTGATCGCCGTGATCGTGATCGGGCCGACCACCCACGGATCGCCATTGGCGAACGTCCCGTGCGTCGGCGTCCCGCTGATCGTCCACGTGATCCCGTGCCGGGTGATGTCCAGCCCATACACCATGCCACACAACAGGACCAAGAACGCCAACGTCCTACGCATTCGACAGGCCCTCCAGAACCTTCCGGGCCTGATGCCACGCCGTGTAGCGGCTCCAGCCCGCCTTCCAGACGTACCCGCCGTCCATCGGACGCGGAGAGAACCAGTCGTACATCCGCAGACCCAGGAACGCCGCCAGCGCCCCGATCTGCGCATCCGAGTACCCCGCCTCCTTCGCCGACCCTGCGATCCACCAGCAGGGCTTGGCGTGAGCCCCAGCGTGTTGGGTCAAGAACTCGGCGAACGGGATCTGTTCGCCAT